TTTTTTTTTTTTTTTTTCCAAAAGTGCACCTACAATATTTTTAATATCATTTATGCTAATTTTTGTTTCTACAGAATCATCTTTATATGGTTTACCTTCATTAACAAAAGGTCTAATCGATGACTCAAAAATACTTATATCATTTGTCTTTTCAATATTCTCGCAAATCACAACAAGTTTATTATATGGGTTCAATAAATTATAAACCGGAATAAATTCCTGAGAACGCGATTGCAAAATAGATAAAATACCTGTATCACTCATATTAAAAAATTCTACATAAATTTGACATAACAACCGCAACTCGTCAACCGTTTTGACTGCCATATTTCTTTCTATATTTTTAAGCTGTGCGAATGAAAATGGACTTATAGGAATATCGTAGTTATCCATAAGCAATTCATAAATTTTAGGATGAATTGGTTCACCATCATTAAGACCTAGTGCGGTAAGAACACTCTCGATTTTACTTTGCCCAAATATAAACTTTCTTTTCTCTTTTATGTTATCTATAAATTTTTTAACATGATCATAATATACTGTCGTATCAGGGTGATATGCTTTACCATCATAATATGTTATAGGGTCATTATCTTCTTCAGTATCCATTTTTGTTGAAGTTTGACTAGATTTTTCTGCATCTTTTTCTGTTAAGACTTGGCTAAGTTCATCATGTTCTTCAGTATCCATTTTTGTTGAGACTTGGCTAGGAATTTCTGTATCAATTGTAGATTGACTGTAAGAATTAAAAGTATCGTTATCTTCTAACCCATTAAAAAATGCTTCGAGGTCAACATTAAATTTATTCTCCATTTTATTCTCCAAATTAGCAACAAATTTATCTTTTTTATATGTGTCAGTTGGTCCATTAAATGTTGCGGGTGCAGTAAGTGTCCGCTTTCCAAGATTGTTCTGGTTTTCAGGTTTGTTATACGGATCACTACTCATAATTCGTCTTAGCGTTTTATTAGTATTACCAGGGACTTCGGACATTATATAATATTAATAATAAAAAAATATAAATTTAAAGATATAAACATATATTTTATATTAAACAAAAATGTCATCAGAAAATCAAAAAAAAACTAAAAAAGAACAAAATCAATATTCAGCAAAAAAACAAAATGAAATAAATAAAAGGAAAAAACGAAATGCTGATACTGATAGCGACGAAAATAATAGTAGTGGTTCAGAAAGCGATGAAACCAATGTTCGTGAATATGATAAATTTCTCTCTAAAATATTTCCGTCAAAATATATTGACAAAAAAATAAGGGCTAAAGAAGAACTTAAAAAAATACAAAAAGATATTAAAACTAATAAAAAACATGTAGAAACATCTGAAGATGAAGACGAAAATGAAGACGAAGATGCAGATGAAAAAGAACATATCAAAACAAAAAATAAAAAAAAATATAATGTGAATAAAAAAATAAAGTCTCCTAAAGAAAATAGCAAAAATAAAAAATATAAACACGATGACAATGATGATGATGATGATGATGATGATGATGATAATGAAGACGAAGAGGACGAATATGACAATGAAGAAGACACTGAAGAAGAGGAAGAAGAAGATATAAAACATAATAAAAAAAATTCAAAAAAATTAAACATTATATTTACAATTGGCGGTGCAAGTGAAGACGAAGACGAAGATGAATGGGAAACTGACTATTCAGATTCCGACTATGAAGACGATGATTATTCAACTGAAAATGAAGATGAATCTGTTTCTTCAGATGAAGAAAGTGACGAAGATATTGATAATAATAATAATAAAACAACGCGCAAAAGCGATATAAAAAATAAAAAAACAAAAGACAACGAAACATTAGAAAAAAATAAAAAAACAGAAGAGAATGCAAAATCAAAAGATAATAAGAAATCTAATGAAGATGCTCTCCTAAATTTAAAGGAATTATTAAATTCAAAACCGCATGATAAAACTATAAAAAAATGTATTGATATTTGCGAAAAAGATATGAAAAAACAGAAAGAAAAGCAGGAAAAAAAGGAAGAAAAACATAAAGCAAAAAATTTACGTATATTTAAAAAAATTGTAAAAGACAAAAATACGATGAATGATTTTTCATTTTACGAAAAATTGGAAATAACAGAACAAAAAAAAATAATCAAAGAATTGAGAGAAATCAACAAAATCACCAGAATAGAAAAACCGTATAGAATGACATTATTGGAGTCAGACATTCCTGTACAGTTTAAAGCAGCCGCAATAAAAAAAATTAATTCATTGCGATATATGGAGCCTGGGAGTGGCGAATTCTATAAAATAAAGAATTGGGTTGATACTTTTATGCGAATACCGTTTGGTAAAAATGAGAATTTACCGATTAGTATTGATGATGGTGTCGAAAAGTGTCATGAATTTATGGAAAATGCACAAAAAACACTTGATAGCGCGGTATATGGGTTAAACGACGCAAAAATGCAAATCATGCAAATGCTAGGACAACTGTTAACAAACCCAAAAGCAATTGGAACCGCGATTGCTATACATGGACCACCCGGCACAGGTAAAACTAGTTTAGTTAAAGAAGGTATAAGTAAAATATTGAATAGACCTTTTGCATTCATTGCACTCGGTGGTGCAACTGATAGTAGTTTTTTAGAAGGCCATAGTTATACTTATGAAGGAAGTACATGGGGTAAAATCGTCCAAATATTAATTAATAGCAACTGTATGAACCCTGTAATTTATTTTGACGAACTAGATAAAATTAGTGACACCCCAAGAGGAGAAGAAATTGCTGGAATATTAACACATTTAACAGATACTAGTCAAAACTCACAATTCCACGACAAATATTTTGCCGAAATTAATTTTGACCTAAGTAAATGCCTTTTCATTTTCAGCTATAATGATGAGACAAAAGTAAACCCAATATTAAAAGATAGAATGTATAGAATAATGACAAAGGGTTATAGTGGTAAAGAAAAGATTGTAATTTCAAATAATTATTTACTGCCAAAAATAAGAGAACAAGTGAAATTTAATAGTGAAGACATCATAATTCCTGAAACAACCGTATCACATATAATTGATACTTACTGTAACAAAGAAGACGGTGTAAGAAACCTAAAAAGATGTCTAGAGATTATTTACACAAAACTCAACTTATATAGACTAATGAAACCGGGGTCTAACTTATTCGAACGCGAGATGTCGCTACAAGTAGAATTTCCTTATACGGTGACTAAAGATATTGTAGATAAATTAATTAAGAGAGACAAGGACCTATTATCAACCGCCTTGTACTCGATGTACGTGTAAAAAAGATAACGTTAAAAAGATAACGTAAAATGATTTAAATATATTTCAACTAATAAAAAATAATGGATTGTTATAATATTAATATTATAGATAGCAGTAATATTGATTATTTTTTATTTACAAAAAAGAAATGCGATATTTTATTAAACAGTTTAAAAGAAACACTCAGCATATATTATGAATTACGAGAATTCAATGCGGGTTATTTCGACGTTTGCAACGATGAAAATAAAATAACAGCATGTCACAACAATATTGCGGTGTTAGATAAAGAAATTACTAAATACGAAAAAGAAATTCGTGCAACAGAAGAACAAATAATATTAATAAGTAAAAATATACAACATAATTGTGTACACGAATTTATAGAAGACTATGTAGACGTTGATCCAGAAAGATCGGAAAAAATAGTTTATTGCCAGGTATGCGAATATACGAAAATATAACAAAATAATACAATAAACGTCACACCAAGTAATAAATGTATAAATATAATTAGATGTACTTAAAGGATATGCTAAAAAACGAATTAAACCGATATATTTATAAAAAAAATAACTACTTAAATAGTTTACATGTATGCTAATTACATATGAAAATTTTATATAGAATTAGTGAAATGGGAAATCCAAAAAATAAACCAAGCTATGTAAACCCTAAAAATGTTTTTCTCCATTTTATAAGGGTATTTCGCAACTATGAAATATACGTAATAGCTGACAACGTATCTGACGATTTATACCAATTTCTTTGTTGTGTTAACGCAAATAAAGAAAGAGTTATAAGAACATCTCTAAATAATAGTGGTGCTTTTATGTATGCAGTTAATTATGCTATAAATAATTTTAATGATGACGATGCTGTTTATTTTGCTGAAGATGATTATGTATATACAAAAACAGCCCCTATTATTATAGAAGAAGGATTACGTATTTCAGATTATTCTTCAGGATATGATCATCCTGACAAATATATTAACTACGCTGAAGGCGGTCCTAACCCACATATTTCTGGTGGCGGCGAATTATCACGGGTACTTATGACATCAAACTCACATTGGAAATATACAAACAGCTGTTGTATGACATTTGCTACAACTGTAAAAATTTTAAAGGAAGATTTAGATATATATGCAAAACATTGTAGCGGAAAATGTCCAGGTGATTTTGGTATGTTTACAGACTTAGTGCAAGGCAAAAAACGTACATTAGTATCTGCTATACCTTCTGTATCAACACATGGTGAAACAGCATGGTTGGCAAAACTTATTGATTGGGAAAAGGAAATAAACAATTAAAAAACTTTATTTTTTTTATACGGTTTTCTTCTCTTCTCTCTATAATTTTAACATGAATAATATATTAATTTAAAAACTATCGATTTTTAAATTAATTAAAAAACAATATAAAGAAAAACAATGAAAATCAAGGTTTTTTCCATTTTTTTTGAAATATTTTCACTTAATTTATTAGCATAATAACATAGTAAAATATTCATGTTAAATAAAATTTTGCAACTTTTTCCAAAATTTTCAGTTTTTTTTTCCAAGACTTTTTTGGGAATTTCAAAAATGGACAAAAAAAATGTCCAAAATCGATTTTCCCAAAAAAGTTTCGGAAAAAACCGATTTTGTGACCATAATGAAAAATTAGCATCACATCGCAAAAAAAGTTTTTTCAAATTTGTTACGATAATTTTTTTTAATTTTTAATAAAAACGATTTAGGCGTTTTTTGTGTTCTATAAATATAGAACATTTTAGAATGGATTTTACGCCAAAAAACGCCGATTTTTTTAATTGCGAAATTTGTGACTTTAAATGCTCTAAAATGTGTGACTGGAGCCGACATATTTCCACAGCAAAACATAAAAATAGAACAAAATTGAACATTTTAGAACAAAATTTTACGCCTTTTACGCCAAACTTCGTATGTTGCTTTTGTAGCAAAACATACTCAGCTCGCAACAGTTTATGGTATCATAAAAAAAAATGTAAAGAAAAAAAACAATTGTCAATAATAGAAGAAGAAAATGAAAAGCATTCATTAGACAAAGACGATATAATTAAATATTTAATAAAAGAAAATAGCGAATTTAAGGATTTACTAGTAGAACAAAATAAAATGGTAATGAAAATATGTGAAAAAAATACGTCTACAATTAGCAATAACAATATAAATTCTAATAATAAAACATTTAATTTAAATGTATTTTTAAACGAACACTGTAAAGATGCAATGAATATTACGGATTTTGTTGATTCACTCAAACTACAATTAACAGACTTAGAAAATGTAGGAAAGCTAGGTTTTGTAGAGGGAATTTCAAATATTATTGTAAAAAATTTAAAAGCGCTTGATATACATAAACGTCCAGTGCATTGTAGTGACTCTAAAAGAGAAGTAATGTATGTTAAAGATGAAAATAAATGGGAAAAAGAAAATGACGATAAAAATAAATTAAGAAAAGCAATAAAAAAAATAGCAAATAAAAATTCAAGACTGTTACCAGTATTTAAAGAGAAACACCCTGATTGTATCAAAAGTGTCTCACCCTTTTCAGACCAATATAATAAATTAATTATTGAGGCAATGGGAGGTTCGGGAAACGAAGATTATGATAATGAAAATAAGATTATAAAAAAAATTGCAAAAGAAGTCGCAATTGATAAAAATAAATAAAAATACATAAAAATCCATATATTATATCTTATTTGCATTTATAAGTTATAATATGTAACACGTTGTCTAATTTATGCGAGTATATTCTACTATTTTAAGTTTTACCCATAAAAAACAACATATCTTTTTTTGATTTCCAAGGGATTACGCCTTGTTTAGATAGCCCACCAGAAGTATCGACTGCATAAATAACTTCCATTATAATTATGTTAATGAAAAACACTTAAATACTTATATTTATATTATATTTAACATGTCAATTGAAAAAATAACTGGTTAAATATAATAAATGTTATTATTTACCAAACGGTATCTGTATTATGCCACCACATTCCATCACCCTTTTTCACGTTAAACAAAGCTCTAAAAATTTGAGAACGTGACAATGGAATATTACATCTATATTTATCAAGAGGATGAGGATTTGTTTTAAGTTGTGCTGATAACGCTTTTTTGGTAACTTTTTGTTTTTGTTGGAAAGCGAAATATGTATAAAAAGCTTGATAAGACAAGTTTCTAATAGGTATTAAATCCTTATTTTTTTCTTGAAAATCTTGTAAATATTCATCACATATCGCTATGCCAGAAATATCTGCTAAATCCTCACCTACACCAATAGAAGCATCAAATTTTATGTTATCTCTTGCCGCAAACAATTCATATTGTTTAATTATGTCTTTTTGAATTGATTTATATTTTCTTTTATCTTCTGCATTCCACCAGTCATGTAGTCTTCCTTCTGCGTCATATTGGCTACCCATGTCGTCAAAACCATGAGACATTTCGTGTGCGATCGTAAACCCTATATGTGCTAAATTATATTCAATGCCTCTTTCTTCTAAATCTAAAAATGGTTTTTGCATATAACCCAAGTTAATATAAAAATTATTTTTAGAAGGTGTATATGATGCATTCACAATATATGCTTGTGTTCCCGTCATTTTAACTGGATATTGGGTCCAGTCCATTAGAGGGATATCTATTACTTTTTCCCCTTCTAGCTCGATAAATCTTTTATGTCTCCATGTATTTATTTTCATAATGTTATCATACAAATTTGTAGAATAATTTAAGTCAGGATCTTCTCTTAAATTTTCTGGTTTTCCAATTATAAAATCAAGCTTACTCAGCTTATTTAATGCGTATTTTTTGGTTTTAGGAGATAGCCAAGAGTTGCGTTTTAATATTTTTTCAAACACAATTTTGAAGTCGTTACATAAAACTCTTACATATTCTATTGCTTGTGGATTTTCATATTTTGCGACATATTGCTTTGTTAAAAAAGTATTAAAAGGTATAGACATGTATAAAGCAGCACTTACAGCATCACTCAATACTATTTCTTCTTGTCCTCTTTGAAACTTACCGTAAAAATCATATGTTATATTTTGCCATTTTCCGGTTATTCTTGCAAGACGTCTTATTAAAATCCAAATCCAATATGTTCTCCATTTTGTTGAAGTCCAATTTTGTAACATTAATTCTGTTCCGCATTTTAAATAGTTGAGACTTTGAGTAATGAAAAAAGATGGAGCTTTCGAAAACCCTAGTTCTTTAGAAAATTGTATCCAATCAAAACCATATTTTTCTAAACATTCATGTGCTAAAATTTTATTATAAGGTTCTTCTTCTTTTCTTGTTACAGAAACACAACCCATAACATTAAATATGTCTACTTCAACATCGTATACGTCATCCGGGTTAAGACCGTGATTTGGTCCGATACATGTATCAAATAACGTTTTGCAATAATTTTTAAAAGCATTTCTATATTTTTTTTTATATTCTATATTTGTACCATCATCATAATACACTTCTATATCCAAAATTGAAAACTGATGACCACTAACGTAACACCTGAATATATTAGGTTCCATTTCATCAGGATTTAAAGTCCATACGAAAGGTGCCGCACAGTGTAACATTTCATCTTTATTAATAAACGCTAATAACTTCCAAACATTATTTTCTTGGATAAATTTATCTATAGTTAAAACTACTTCTTTTGATAATTCCTTACTATAATCTAAGTCATTCATTTTGACAACCGAAGTATAATAATTCTTTAGGTTTCTAGCTAGTTTATTATTATTTTTTTTTATATAATCTAATATAATATCATTTAAATCACGATAAACTTTGTCCTGAACTAACCTAAAATCATCCACTTGAGTAATATATTTTTGTTGATTTTCGACACTTACATTTTGTAGCCATTGGTAGTTTATATAATCATAATAGTTGTCAATTGGTTTAATGCCTCTGGGTGCAAACTTGCTTAAGAGTTCTTTAACGAATTCTTTTTTCTTTAATGTGCTAGTTTTTTTGAGGTCTGTTATTGATTGAGATTTGCTAAAATTAAACTCAAACGGTTTTAAGCCTATAGGGCATTTTTTTTCTAAAACATTTTTTTTAGTTATGTTTTGTTTACTTGTATTTTTGCTAATATATTTTACAGTTTTTTTCATATAAAATATATTTTTATTTTATTTTTTTAGTGTTTTTTTGTTCTTTTTGTTCTTTTGTTCTTTTTGTTCTTTTGTTCTAATATTCTGAATAAGGAACATTATTTCCGCCTCTCTTAATGAGCCAATTATATTGTTCTCCAGTCATGCAAGCACAACCACTACTATTAGAAAATGTATTGGGACAACATTCAGGTTTAAATGGTGTATTTGCAAATAGTAACATTTCGCCTTCAGGTAGAGGGACTGGTTGTTGCTTACGCGCTAAAAAGTCCTTAACACCTTGGCTCATTGGTTTGCCAGGCACGACTGTCATATTTTGAGCGAACCATGATGATGTATTAACTTGAGGATTACTAGACAAACTAAATGGAGATGACTCGCCGTAGTTTGTATTAGCACCAACAAAGCCTTCTTTTTTCTTTCCATCTGCACTGGGATTTGTAAGTCCTTCCATAATTTTACTTGAATTGCAGCAACCACAAACAGCATGCCCGACTAAAATTAAATAGACAACGCCGATTAAAATAAGTACCTCAAGATTTAACTTATATCCTAATAATGAAATATCCATATTATACATATTTCATAGATAATAAATTTTATTCTATTTATTCTTGTATGGTATAATTTTTTGTCTATTTTTGTCTATTTTTGTCTATTTTTGTCTATTTTTGTCTATTTTTGTCTATTTCTCTAAAAATGTATCAATTATTGAGTTATAGTCCTTAAAACGAATATTACCTATTTTGAAATTTCCGGTATTTGTTAACAAATGATATAATGTTTGGTGTTTTTTTTCTATTTTTACTTTATTTATAAAATCAAAATCTAAAGTTGTGTTATATCCAATTTTTTTATCGAAAATAGCTATATTTGGTCCACCTTCAATATAAAAACTACCTAGATTGTATGTAAATTGCTCTTCAATATCGGTTCCATTAATTTCAACTATCCCGTATACTTTCTCTTCATTCGCCAGTTTATCGTTTATAGATATATTTTTAATTTCTTTCACCGTCCCATCATACATTTTTATTTTTGTTGTTTCGCTAAATCCTCCATCTATTTTTTTATGTATATCATTTAAATTACTTATTTTGATTTTAGATTTTTTAGAAATTTCAGAAATATTATTATTAAAAACCTCATCCCAGTCAGAAAAATTAATATCATTTATATAAATATGTTTCATGCTCGTATTTAAACAATATAAAAATGGCTTTTCGTAGTTTGCCAATTTTACCGCATCAGGATGGTTACAAACGCGTATCCATTTATCCTTATATCTAACTAAATGAGTGTCGCTAACAATAACTCCATTAAGGTTATACATTTTAGAACCATCAGCGTAAACTTTAAACGTGGCTGTTACTTCATTGTTATCACATAGTATGTCACCAACTTTTATTTCACAAATCGGCTTTTTCTCTCCATTATCTAAAGAAATAATTGTATTTTCATCGAAGCATTTCATGCTAGGCTTTTTAAGGCCAGGAATAGATAATCCACTATGAACTTTTAACACGTCAGACATAAAGACTAACATAATAGCCAAAGGTATAGAAATGGCAATGAAAATCACGGTATTTGATATAGCTAATCCCCATGTAAATGGAAATATCCAGAACACAAATATTAATGCTGCAAGAGCAATTAGTATTGTAATAATAAACTGGGCTATAGCACCCAATAGTGATTTAAGTGTATAATAACTTCCGAGTAAAGTAAATAATCCGCTCGTCATAGCTCCTTGAATTTTTGCGATCATATCTTTAAAGCTAATAATGATTTGCTGTAAAGGAACCATAACGTTCATAAGTCTACCCATTATTTCCTGTGCGAATGTTTGAAAAAATGTTCTTACCTTATCAAACATAGCTCTTATATTGTTAATAGCACTTTTGATTTCTTCAAGAAGGTTATTAAGTAACCCTACTGTAAATGTTATAGGTTCAACTGCATATCCTGTAATACTAGATAGAATATTTTGAGTACAATAGTTAAAATTTTGTGCGGTATAATCAATTGCGGAAATTCCTGTAGGGTGAGTAATAAACCCTGCAAAAGGTAGGATATTGGGTTTACATCTTTGGTTAGGCCAGTCATCAATAATAGGCTGTGCGTTAATCTTAATATGACAGTATGAAATAAAAATAAATAATATAATAGTGATGATTACGAGTAATATAACGGAGCCTCCATATTGGTCGAAATAACTTAAATCTTCATATGCTTTTTTTAATTTATTAAATTTATCTAATTCACTATTATCCATATAAATATACTCGTAAAAAAAGTGTGTATAAATATCACAAATGAATAAAAATATATATGCGTGAAATATACAACATTTTTATGCGACATTTTATGCGACATTTTTATGCGACATTTTATGCGACATTTTATGCGACAAATTTATTCTGTATATTTAGTTATATATTTTTAACAAAATGATCTTCCCAATCCCAAAAAATTGTGTTACCAATTTGTATTCTATGTTTGCTTGTAATTAAACAACTGAACCATTTAGTTTCAAGTTTAGATAGAGAAGCTTCATTGTAATTTTCAACTTTAATAAATTTATCAGTAGTTTTGTCAAATACTAAGTGTGACCCAGTAACGTAAATGTCCTCGTTATCAACACCTGCATTTTTAATAACATATAAAGGTAATTTTTCTTTAGAATTATCAATTTTCATAACGGATTCCACGTAAGATCCATCTTCTAGAATATCTCCTAAATCGACATCTTTTATAGATTTAGTAGTTCCATTGATAAGTTTCATTTTAGTGAGAGGATGAAAACATTTTCCGAGAGCTTTGACCATTTGTCCAGGTGGTCCATTCCATGTGCTTTTCATTGTAATAATACTGCCATCTATAAAATATAATAAGGTTGTCATTGTTCCAATAGTTTTACCGATTAGGTCTTTAATGCTGATAGTAATTTTTTGAAATTCAATAACAAGATTTAAAAATACACCAAAAACAGATTGAATTAATGAAGCAATAAAAGTTCTAACTTTATCAAACATCGCTCTAATCATATTTATATCGCCTAAAAAGTCACCTAGAACATTATTAATAGAGTTAGTTACAAAGTTTAAAGGTTCTAACAGGTAACCCATATAACTTGTTTGCATAGTCTGAATGCAATAAACAAAATTACTTTGTATATCATCGGCTAAAGGCATATAAATAGGATTGCATCTATAAAGGGGCCATTTTGATTTAATTTCTGAAACTTGTCCGTAATAAAATACGACAGCTGCATATATGGCAAAAGCTAAATTAATGTATATAAAATTAAACCAATTTTTTCCAGAAGGCATAACTTATATTATTAGTATATAATTATTGACAAAATTTATATTTTAAAAATTAGAATTATAAATATAAGTTTAAAAGAATAAATAAATAACGGCATTATTATTATTATTATTATTATTAAATGAATAAAATGTCTTTGCAATTTACAAATAATAATATAAGCAATGTAATAAATACAAAAATAAATACAAAAATAAATACAAAAATAAATACAAAAATAAATACAAAAATAAATACAAAAATAAATACAAGTATAACAACTAATTTTTACGATAAAAATAAAGTATTTTATGTGTGTAGCTATGGCGGTTCAGGTTCAACAATATTATTTGAATATTTAAAAAATTTTGGTAATGTGTATCATATTCATGATAGGTATCCTCCTAATGAGCTAGAATATGTAGGAAAGGAAAATACAGATAAAAATATATATAGTGAATGGTTTAATGGTGTTAAAATTCCAGAAAATGAACTACATAAATATAAAGTGATTTATATATTTAGAAATCCTATAGATGTAATTTATAGCAGATGTGTTAAGCTAAATGGTCCGAATATACCGCATTTACAACATATTATGTGTGATAACAGTGGTAATATAAATTTTTTTGATGTATTAAAATCTGGAAATGACCTATACAAACTGGAAGAGTTTTTTGACAATTATACTATTCGTAAAAAAAGAAATTACAATATTTATTGTGTTAAATACGAAATGTTTTGGAATAACATATCATTATTTAATAAAATTATGGATATTCCAGACATAAAAAGTTTATATCCAATAAAAAGAGAGAAAGCAAAAAAATTACAGTACATTACAAAATTAAGAACAATATACATTTCTTTAATTTATAAGATGACACAAAAACCCTTTATTGAATTAGTAAGACCATTATTAGAAGAAACAGAAGAAAATAGAGAGATAGAAAACGAACAAACAACTTAATAGTTTCTTTTTGTTTTTCTTGTTTTCTTCGATTTTCTTGATTTCTTCAAATTCTTCAATCTTCTCGTTTTGTATTTTTTACCACCACTATAGCATCCCCAAACCCAATCTGGGTTTCCTCCTTTTTTTTTATATTTTCCGCCTTTTTGTAAAGCACCCGCATCCATACCAGCATTAGCTCTGCTTTGAGTGCTAGTTTGTAAGTTTGCAGCAATAATTTGATTTGGACCATTTGCCCCCGCATTGTATAGAGGCTGAAATTGTGGAATATTTATAGCACCTCCTTTTTTTCTTTTTCCTCCTACGGATAAAATTAAATTAGTGTGTGTTGCATTTGCTGCATCCATCGTGGCAATGGATGAGTCGCGCTGATTTCCAGCGAGCATGCCATTTGTTTGAGGATAATACATACCAGGAACAGTACTAGTCATATATTATATATCTATAAAAACAATTTTATAAAAATAATTATAAATCTATTTTATAAGTTTAAATATAAAAACAAAATTCTGTATTACTTATAAAAAAATGGATGATAGTCAAAGGTTACAGCTTCAAAATATGATTAAAGCGAATAATGTTGAAGATCAGACAGATCTAATTAGACAATTAAAACATAGCCAGGTTTTACGCACAGAAATTAATAACATGATTTTAATTAAGGCTAAATTTGCCGATGATGAAGAAAAAATATATATGGAATGCGTAAGCGAATGTAATTTTTTGTTTACTTATTATACGGATATTTTTAACAAAGTAAGAAAGGACGAAATAAGTATTGAAATATTAAATCAGTTTTTAAATGTATTAAAGAGAATTGAAGACGGAGAATTAGACCAACACGAAGGATCATTTTTAGTAGGAACAATTCTAAAGGAGTTATATGTAGATAGTGCATTAAAAAAGGCAGATAAATTAGATAAGCTTGCAGAAAAAGCTCCTGAACCTAAAAAGGCTGAAGTAAATGTGTCGTGGAAACAATTTAAAGCGACACGTTTAGATAAATAAAATATAAACAAAATTACATAAAAACTTACTTAGATGTTTATGTAATTATGTCAAGAAAATATTCATCTGCAACAGTAACAAAAACACTATTAATAGTAGAATCTCCGGCAAAATGTAAGAAAATTGAAGAATATTTAGGTCCAGGATATAAGTGTATTGCTTCATATGGTCATTTACGTAATATATCTTCTCTCAAAGATATTGATATAGCAAATAATTTTACGCCTACGTATAGTGTAATTGATGAAACAATTAAGAAAAAACAAATAGAAAAAATTAGAAAAGAAATTAATACATCATCCGAAATTATATTAGCTACTGATAATGACCGTGAAGGTGAAGCAATTGCATGGCATTTATGTAAAATATTTCATTTAGATATAACATCTACAAAGCGAATAATATTCAATGAAATTACTCAGACTGCAATTCAAGAAGCTATTAAAACTCCAACGAGAATAAACATGGACCTAGTAAATGCACAACAAGCACGCCAAATATTAGATATGCTGGTAGGGTTTAAAATAACACCGATATTGTGGGACTATATAACAAAAAGAAAAGAACAACCGTTGAGTGCTGGTAGATGTCAAACTCCTGCTCTTAAACTGATATATGATAACGAACAACAAATAAAAGCTTCAGAAGAGAGAAAAATATACGGTGTAACAGGTTATTTTACAAATTATAATATAGCTTTTAACTTAAATAAACAATACGAGACAGAAAAAGAAATACGCGAGTTTCTAAGCGGAAGTACAACGTTTACTCATGTTTATACGTGTTCACAACCAATAAAGATTATTAAGAACCCACCAGAACCGTTTACAACTTCAAGAATACAACAGGTAGCGAGTAATGAGCTTCATATTTCACCAAAAGAGACAATGAGGATTTGCCAGACTTTATATGAAGCAGGTTACATAACATATATGCGAACAGATTCCAAAACGTATAGTGAAGAATTTATACAAAGCGCAAAAAATTATATTATAGAAAATTATAATCAAGGAGAAAAATATATTGGCGAAAACATAAATAATATTATAACATGTATTAAATCTGAAAAAACACAAACGACACAAGAGGCACACGAAGCTATTCGTCCCACAAAAATTTCTCTCTACGAACTACCAGAAACAATAAATTCTAAGGAGCGAAGGATGTATAAACTGATTTGGGCGAATACTTTAGAGAGCCTAATGTCACCAGCAACTTTTAATTCGATAGTCGCAAGTATATCAGCATATCAAAATGCGAAATTCATATTTGAAAGTGAAATTGTCGATTTTCCTGGATGGAAAATAGTTGCAAAAAAGTATTCTATAGAAAATAAAGAATATCAATATTTAAGGACTATAAAACAACCAGCTGAAATATCATATAAAAAAATTTGCGCTAAAGTTATAATACAAGGATTAAAACAGCATTTTACGGAGGCGAGACTAATTAACTTATTAGAAGATAAAGGAATAGGTAGACCATCAACATATTCTTCTCTCGTCGATAAAATTCAAGAACGTGAATATGTAAAGAAAACGGATATAAAAGGGAGCGAAATAAGTTGTAAAGATTATGAGTTACAAGGCTTAAAAATATTGGAGGCCGAAGTAAAGAGAGAATTTGGGAATGAGAAATCGAAACTAGTAATCCAGCCTTTAGGTGTAGTTGTAATGGAATTTTTAGAAAAATATTTCGGAGATATATTTGAATACTGTTATACGAGTAATATGGAAAATTCTCTCGATAAAGTTGCAAAGGGGCAACTAGAATGGTATAACTTATGTAAAATTTATGACGATCAAATAAATAGTCTAATAAATAGGTTATATGAATTGAAAGTAGAGAGAAAAATAGAGTTCAAGTTGGACGAATGTCATAGTTATATTATAGGTAGATATGGCCCAGTGATTAAATGCACTGAAGAAACGAATGGAAAAGATAAAGTTACATTTAAAGCTATCAAAAAAGATATAGATATTGATTTAAAAGCTTTAGAAAAAGGCTACTACGAATTAGAAGATATTGTTCGGGAAAACAGTATAAATGAAACCGGCTTAAAGAAGCAGGCGAAGTCGGAAAAAAAAGAAAATGAAACCGGCTTAAAGAAAAATGAAATCATCCTGGGACGATATGATGAAGAAAATGTTATAATTAAAAAGGGGAAATTTGGTATTTATATGTCGTGGGGTGAAAATTCCAAAACATTAAAAGAGCTTGGAAACCGGCCAATTGAAAACATAACGTTTGATGAAGTGAAAAAGTATTTAGAAGAAGGTACTAATTTGATTAGAGATATAAACCCAAGTACTTCAATTAAAAAAGGCCCAAAAGGCGACTATTTATTTTACAAAAATGCCAAAATGAAGAAACCGAGATTTTACGATATTAAACCTTTTATAAACGAGACGAAAGAAGACTATAAAATATGTGATATTAATATTTTAAAGTC